AGCCCGGGTCCAAGAAATGTTGGATGGTTTTCCGCCCTATGACCAATCTGAGTTGGATAATTTGGGCCAGAGTCAACGAACCAATTTGAATATGCTGGAAGGCGCTGCGCTGGTTGAGGCGGCACTCCAGCCCTACAATGATCTCACTTCCAGCGTCGACTACATCGCACATGTCGAAACAGCAGAGGGGGATGCGCAAACCCGTAGTGAATGGAACCAGATAATCAGTGAGGAGTTCGATCGGCTCCTGCGAACATGGCACCGGTTCGAGTTTAATAACCAGGCACTGTCGCGCGAGTTCGTCGTGCATGGTCTGGGAGTCGTGTATTTTGAGGACGATTACGACTGGCGCTGGAAAGTTTGTGGCCTTTCGGATTTCATTCTGCCGCGCAATACCCCAGCGAATGAGGAAGATATCGACTACGCTATCGCCCGGCGCCGGTATACGACCACGCAACTCTATCAGTTCATCAAGGACGAAGAGTTCGCCAAGCAGAATGGTTGGAATATTGAGGAAACCAAGAAGGCTATTTATTGGGCCACGTCGTCGCGTAATTCTTCTCCGACCAGTTGGGAATGGGAAGAACTGGAACGCGAACTTAAGCAGAATGACGTCTATTTCGGTCGAGTCCGGGCCAAGGAGGTCTGGGTTCTGCACTTCTGGGTTCGAGAGTTTGATGGAACCATCAGTCATTTTCTCACTCTTGAGAATGGCTTGAACCAAGATTTCTTGTACCGGAATATAGGTCGGTTCAAGTCAGTTAGAAACTGCCTCCATGTTTTTACCTATGGGATCGGGAACGGTTATTATCATTCGATCCGGGGGCTTGGGTACAAAATCTTTCCCCAGATCCAAGTCTCTAATCAGCTTCGGTGTGCTGTCATTGACGCCACCTTTTTCAGTGCCGGGGCGGTCATTCAACCGGAAGACTCCGTTGCCTTGGATGAGCTTTCCTTCAGTTATATGGGACCTTTCACGCTCGTTCCGCCGAACATTAAATTTGTCGATTATAAGCGTGAAAACATCTCCCAGAACATACTTCCCATCGTTCAGGATTTATCCTCCCAGATCCAGAATAACACGGGTACCTATCAAGCCCGTCTTCCAGAGCAGCCGGCGGCGGGTAAGGAACGCAAGACCAAGCTTGAGATACAGGCGGAGTTGCAGAAGCAGTCAACGCTTTCAACGAGCGCGATGAATCTTTTCTATATTCCGTGGGACCGGGTTCTGGCGGAATGTTACAGACGAGCGGTTAATCCCGGGTTAACCCAGCTGGATCCCGGTGGCCGAGAAGCTTATGAATTCCGGCAACGTTGTTTAAAGCGCCGGGTACCGGACAGGGCATTGGAGCATTTTAAGCGTGTTCGGGCGGTACGCGCGATTGGTTATGGAAGTGCCTCAGCCCGATTACTTGCCCTTGATCAGGTAGCACAGCTGGCGCCACAATTTGATGAGATTGGTCGGCGTAACGCGATTCGGGATCGGGTAGCGGCATATGTCGGGTATGCCCAGGCAGATCGGTATGTGCCTTCAATTTCCCAAGGTGGGCGTCAGCCACGTGATAAGAAAGATGCCGAGCTGGAGAATGCAGTATTGATGCTTGGCCAGACTGTTCCAGTTGATCCGGATGATCTTCCCAGAACCCATATCATGGTTCATTTGATGGCGATTCACGCCGTTATTGCCGGGATTAAACAGGGTCAGATTCCAGCCATGCAAGGCAGCCCGATGTTGCATAACCTGCTCAATCACATCGTCCAGCATGTGCAACAATTAACGGCTGATCCAACCCGGTTCCAAGAAGTGCGGATGGTCAATAAGGGCCTGAATCTGGTAGAAGGTTTTCTGACTCAACTTGATCATAATATTGCTGAAGCCCAGCAGGCTATTGCAGCCCAAGGCGAACAAGCATCTCAGGCGCAGGCACTTTTAGCGCAGCGTGCAGCACAAGGACAATTACCCGGAGGACAGGTGTCTGGTGGTCCGGTGACCGGTGCCGGAGGTGGCCGAAAGGGAAGTGTTGCTCAAGTGGCCGGCGGAGCGCCTGTTCTTATGGGGCCAGCTGGGGTGGCCCAAGCTGGACAAACAACGGCTGCACGTTATGCGCAGCATGAAGCAGCAGCGCAAGGACAACCACCATTGGATCCGCAACTAATTGCTCAAATTCAGGCGCATCAGATCAAGATGCAGATTATGAAGGAGGAAGGTGACCTTAAAAATCAGATTGCCGCAGACCAAGGCCGCCAGAAGATCGCTTTCGAGGATGCTCGCATGGCTCGCCGAATCTCGCGCGAGGCGCAACTTATGGGTATGCAAGCGTCTCATGGCAGCATGGGAACACCAGGTACCGAAGGGGTAGCTGAAGGCGGAGAAGTGTGACCTACCGTGAATGGTACGCTAGAAGTCTTGATGGTCCTTGGCGCCAATTTGTGGCGCAAGAGATCTTCCAGCTGGCTTGTAACGTAGTAATGGAGGAAGCATCCAGTGTTCGAACCCCTCCAACATCTACCGAGGTTAATGCATTACAGAATCAATTTCGAGAAGGAGTATTTAGTGCCATTCGCAGCTTTCGTGGCCTTGCTCAGCCTGTACCTGAGCCTCCAAAAGCCCTTAAAAAGCCGTGGGAACGGGATGAAGAAGAAATAAAATTGCCACCTGGACCACAAAAACCATGAGTGAAACAGCAGAACCTCCTGTAAAAGAGCCTCCACCGACACGATTTGAGGACTTTATGTCCGATTCAATTGGTGCCGCGCTTAAAGAGAATCCTCGTATGCCCTCTATAGGCGAGGCACCTAAGCAGGAAGAACCAAAGGTGGAAGGTGGCGCCCCGGCGGTTGTCACTCCAGAGCCAAAACCGGACAAGATTGAGCCGAAAACTGACCAAAAACCTCCAGAAGATGGCAGAGATAAGCTTATTCCTGACTTTTCCAAACTCGCTTTTGGTCAGGAGATAGCCACCAAACTCCCAGCTGTTCCGAAACCCGAGGAAAAAGCGCCAGAAATACCTTCTCCAGAACAATTTCCAGAAAAATTACCCGGCAAAGTCACCCCCCAAGTTGAGCAGGCATTCGCGGGTATGCGCAAAAGCAATAAGGCGCTCTGGGATCAGAATGCAGATCTGACTACCAAGCTTAAAGAGGCTCAGGAGAAGCTTAAGAATTTTGAGGGAAAAACCCCGATGGCCACTGAGGAGTTTACCCGTCTAACTAGTGAACGGGATACACTCAATCAGGAGCTACGTCTAGCCAAACTGGAGGCTACACCTGAGTATAAAGCCGCTGTTTCCAAGCCATTGGAACAAATTAACGGCGAGATTCGACGTTTGAGTACCAAGTACAGTCTAAACGATCACCAAGTTTTACGAGCTATTACTGAATCCGACCCGGATAAGCAAAGCGAACTTTTAGCACAGGTCACTGAGACATTTAATGACCGGGACAAGCTCAACCTTTTCAAGGTCGCCGATGCGGCGACTGAAATCGCTCGAAAGCGAGATGTCCTGCACAAGGACGTTAAACAGGCTCTCGATTACATCGAGGCCAAGCGCAGTGCGGAAACAGAAGCTAAGGCAACGGCAACTAAAACAGAATGGTCAAACGCCTTAAATAAAGCTTGGGAAACTGTAGGAGAATCCCTTTACCTAGCCCGGCCAATTGCCGGGAATGAGAGCTGGAATAATTCGCTTAATGATTCGAAGCATTTAGTGGCTGGCACTGATCTTTCTTCAATGAATTCGGTCGATAAGGCTAAAGTTTTAGTTCAAGCAGCCTTGCTCCCCCGGGCTTGTATTGCAATTTCTCAACTTTGGAACATGTATGCCGATGCGGCTAATGCACTTAAACGGTATCAAGGAGTTACGCCGGGTGCCGGCGGCGGTAATTCCGGTGCTGGAACTGAGCCGATAGCTCCAGGGGTTTCAGACGAGACTTCCTTTATTGACGCAATTGAGGCTAAAATGAAGCGTTAAAATTGTTCCACGTGGAACATGCCGGAAACTTATCCTGACATTGATCCATCAACGCTCCAGCTGTTTAAGGATTACCTAGCCCAAGGAGAGGGTAACTGGAATCCGGAAACGGCAGCGACTCTTACTCTTGCGCAAGGTCATAAAAATGGTGGTGGGATTGACCCGGCGACGCTTAAGCTCTTTGGCGAGTATTATTCCTACGGCGAGAGGAATATCGATTTTGAGGCAGCGGCACTTCTTACTGCAGCCCAAGCCCTAAAGGAAGCACCAGCAACCGGTGGTGGTATTCCTGAAGCGCCCGTCGACGGTAAAGTTTATGGGCGACAGAACGCAAACTGGTCAGTAGTTCCAGCTGGTGGAATCGGTCCTCCTGGCCCAGCTGGACCACAAGGACCGCCGGGAGATCCGGGAGGACCAGCCGGACCGACCGGGCCAGCGGGGCCAACCGGACCACAAGGTCCAGCTGGGCCAATAGGGGCAACTGGAAATACTGGGCCAGCCGGCCCAGCCGGCCCAGTCGGGCCTGAAGGACCAGCCGGAGTTGGTCTAAATATGAAGGGCACGGTGCCCACTTCCGCTGATTTACCAACTAGCGGAATGCAACCCAATGATACTTACACAGCGTTGGATACTGGGCATGGGTGGGTTTGGAATGGTACGACCTGGATTGATATCGGACCTATTCAAGGTCCGGCTGGGCCAACTGGGCCAACTGGAGCAACTGGGGCGACCGGAGCAACTGGCGCAGTGGGTCCGGCTGGGCCAACTGGCGCAACTGGCGCCCAAGGACCACAGGGTAATGAGGGTCCGACCGGTCCAGCTGGTGCAACTGGCGCACAAGGATTACAAGGTAATCCTGGTCCAACTGGTGCAACTGGCGCACAAGGGCCGACTGGGACAACTGGTGCAACTGGTGCTCAAGGGCCGATAGGAAATACAGGACCGGCAGGGCCGACAGGAGCAGCCGGAGCAGCTGGTCCAACTGGCGCCACTGGCGCACAAGGCAGTAATGCCTGTGCTCCGACAACAGCTTCTTTTACAGTTCCGGCAGTCGGCCAGTCGGTCAATGTCACTGTAGCTGATGCTACCTGTTTTATAGTCGGTCAGATCGTCGATGTAGCCACAGCTGGTGGAAGTGCATCTCAAGCTGGAGCCATGCAGGTTACGGCCAAGAGCGGTAATCAGCTTACCCTGCAAAATCCACCAGTAGATGCGGGGGCTGGAGCAGCTTGCCCAGTTGGTTCAATCCAGATGTTTGCTGGTACGGTTGCGCCCAGCGGTTGGCTAATGTGTGATGGTACGGCTTATAGCCGAACAACTTATGTTGGTCTTTTCCAAGTAGCTGGAACTACTTATGGTGCCGGCGATGGAACCAGTACTTTCAATGTACCCAATATGGGAGGGGCATTTCCTTTAGGGCCAAGCGGTACTACTTATGCACTTGGAGCTACTGGTGGTGAAGCTGCGCATGTTCTGACTGTTGCTGAACTAGCTGCGCACAATCACACAATCAGTATCAGTGATCCTACTCATACCCACACGATGGGTAATCATTACCATTATTGTGCTGGAGTGGATCATTTGCATGGCATGGATCACTGCCATAACATGGACCATTACCATAACTGGAATGCCCAAGGTTCCCATACCCATGGTCTTAGTGATCCTACCCATGCTCACAACTACACCCAGTGGTCAGCGGGCAATATCGTAACCAGCGGTGCCAGCTATATTGGGCTGAACTCAGGTGGGGCAAACCATCCTGTTAATGCCGGTGGAACCGGTTGTTCCATAGCTGCTGCCGCAACGCCGGCGGGAAATACGGTCTATGCCAGTCAGACTAGTAGCGGCTGGGTAAATACCTATTATGCCAGTCAGACTAATAGTGGTTGGACAAATACGGGAGCGTCGGATAGAAGCTTAGCTTTTAATAGTGGAGGACCAAGCACAAATACAGATGATGCTGCTGGCACAGGTATTAGCGCGAGCGAGGCTAATACCGGAAGTGGTACCGCGCATAATAACATGCCGCCTTATGTAGTGGTAAACTACATTATTAAATACTAGATGCTTGTTCAGTCACAACCTGGCACGGTGGTAAGTACTGGCAGTCTGGTTAGCCCAGCCGGTGATCAGGGACCACAAGGTGTACAAGGTGTGCAGGGTGCGGTTGGGCCACAGGGTAATCAAGGTATCCAAGGGGTAACTGGACAAGCTGCTTTTACTACTACTTCCAGTGCATTTACAGTACCGGCAGTTGGCGCAACTGTGGTAGTGACTTTTACTAATGTTACTTGGCTGGTAGTAGGGGAACTGGTTTACATTGATCAAGCTGGCGGCGGTGGGGCTGGCTCACCGGGAGTTCTACAGGTTTCAGCAATTGCTGGGAACAATGTAACCCTGTTAAATCCTCCATCTGTTCCAGGTACTCCTATTGCTAGTACCAGTACGGCTGGCTTGGTTAACGCGCTTAGTGGAAATGCTACTGATTTTATTGGCGGCGATAATGCTTGTCACAGCTTGGCTGTTGTTCAGGGGACCAGAGCCGTAAACGTAATTGGGAACCCGAATTTCGAGGTGGATGCTCGGAATGTTGGTGGGGGACCGTCTACTGCTACTAGCTTTGGGCAAGACCGCTGGTTCTGGAACAATAGTTCATCGTCAGGTTGGACGACTAAACAGACTGATGCTTCACCAGGAGGCGTCATTATTCCAGGTACAAGTGTATGTATTTCGTCCAAGTTTTATCGATTTACTCTTGCGATCCAGCAGATTGCACTGACTGCTGCACAGTTTGTAATGTTTTATCAGTATGTTGAAGGCATTTTCATTCGGCCACTGATTGGTGGATCTCACTCTGTTTCTATTTTAGCTAGGTCTAGTGTGGCAAACACTGTCATTGGACTTTGCCTGCAAGATACCGCAGCTACCCATTCCTTAACCAAGTTAGTTTCAATTCCAACGGCTAATACTTGGACGACTGTTTCCCTGCCAAATATCCCTGTATGGACTAGCGGTGGCACTTGGTCTTTGGCTCCTGGTAATGTGGGTTATGTTTTATTGATCGTCCTTGCCTGTGGCTCGACTTATACATCTCCAGCCAATGATACTTGGCAAAATGGGAATTTCTATGGTGCGTCTGGGCAAGGGAATTTTGCTGCCAACCCGGTCAATTCCACACTGGATATCGGGTTCGTCCAGCACGAGCCAGGGAGTCAATGCACGCCGTTCCTTGATAAACGGTTCGATACCAACCTATGGGAATGCCAACGTTATTTCCAGAAATCCGGTCCTTACGGTGCTCAAGCGGTTGCCTCGGGTAACTGGGAAACTATTGGCGTTCATATTCCCGGCAACGTTGCGGGACGAGGATTGATACGGTTTAATCCTCGAATGGCAAAAGCTCCGACCATGCAATGTTGGAGTGCAAGTGGTCAAGGTGCGGGACTAATTTATGTCGAAGGGAATGGAACCAATTATACAGTAAACGGTTGGTCTGTTTATGACACTTCAGTTGAGCAATACACTGTAACTACAGCACCTCCGGCAACTTTAGGAAATGGGCCACAAGTTTTAGGATCTTGGACAGCAGATACAGGTTGGTGACCTATGCCTAACCCGATTGCCATAGCTGGAACGAATGTCCCAAGTGGGGTGATCGTCACTCCAGGCGGAGCGCAAGGTGTGCAAGGAGTGGTTGGGCCGACCGGAGCAACTGGGCCAGCGGGTACGCCAGGGATTAGTGCTGATGCGGGTAACCTTGCGCGGGCTGGAAGTGATAGCTTGATCTTTGTTTCCAGTAATCGGTACAATGCGCTTTCAAATCCAAATTTCGAGGTTGATGCTCGAACAGCGGGCGCTGGAGGAACTGGCGGATTTGTTCAAGATCGTTGGAATTGCGGTGCAGTCGGTTTCACTATTACGGGAAAACAAACTGCTGGTCCGGTTTACGTTCCTGGCACCAATTTTTGCATTTCGAATAATTTCCTTCGCATCACTAATACCGCAGCCCATACGCCAGCAGCGGGTGATTACATCCAATTTTATCAAACTCTTGATGGCCCCAGGATTAGAGCATTATTTAATGGACCGACTTCAGGTTCACTTCTTTGTCGATCCAGTGTAGCGAACACGGCTTTTTCTTTAAACATACAGGATACTGGTTCTCCTGCTCCGGTTTGGAATCTGACTCATCTTTGTACCCTTCCGACCGCCAATGCTTGGACCTTGATTCAAGTACCGAATATTCCGGTTTTCTCTTCCAGTGCTCATTTTAGTTCCGGTCTTGGAGTTGTGGGTGGCTACTTCATGTTTGGGTTAGCCGCTGGGACAACCTACACGGCCCCCAGTAACGACACTTGGGTCAGTTCCAGTGGCTCTTATGTATGTGGACCAGGATGCGGCAATTTCGGTGCGAATGCGGGTGCTACTTTCGATATCGCTTTTTTGCAATGGGAGCCAGGACCGTACTGCAACCAGTTGGTTGATAAAGATTTCGCAACCAATCTATTGGATTGCGAGCGATATTTCACTAAGACGTGGGATATGGGAACAGCCGTTGGCACTGCAACCGATGCTGGTTCGCTGGGCAACTCAATTCCTCTTGGTTCAAACTGGCAGCCAGCTAATGTGCGCTTTCCCGTAACCATGGTGAAGGTGCCTACTGTAACCATTTATGGCAGGAATGTAGCCCCAATGATTAATACCATTGGCTATGTCATGGGAACTGGTTCGTCAAAAGCTGTTACAGGCGTTGCTGGGACGAGTACGCAAGGCTACAGCTATTTCTCGATTGCCTCGCCACTGCCTACGGTGACCGATTGGGGCATTTGGCACCACACAGCCGATGTAGGATGGTAAAATATGATCACATACGAACAGGCTCTTGCCCTAAAAGCTGGTGACCCAATTATTTTGACTCCGCAAGCTATGCCGGAAGAAGTGTTAGACCGTCTCACCAGTGTGACCTCCAATGATGGTGAACGCCTCCATGTCGATAACGACTCGTACCAATTCATTCTACCCAATTGTACCGATGGGATTTCGGCTCTTTCACTTCCTCCTTGATTTTTTAGGATAACGCTAGCACTCTTACCTCACGGCGATCCCCCTGCCGGTCCAAACTGGGTGTGACATCTCCAAACACTGAGTGTAAGCCCTTGTATTCCTCCTCGGGCAGAGCCGGTTGATCGGGCTCTTTAACTCCGATCTCGTTCGATCCACTTTTGTCTTTTGGAAAGTCACACGTATGCCTTATACAATTCAGGAACAGCTAATCCTGGAATCTGGGCGTATCGGGCCGGATATCTACCGGCGTACGCTCAATATGTCCCCTTGGCTGAAGCTCATTAAACAAGAAGAGTTTCCCGAGGAAATGGGCCAGATCATCTCGGTCCTGACCTATGAACGATCCCTGCCAACTTATCCGTTGGCTTGGGTTAACGTCGGTGTTTCGACTGGAACGACCGGTGGTACCTGTTTACCGCCCACTTCTGAAGTCGATTATGCGCAAACACTCAATCAGTACCAGCTGCAGCATTACGCTCTGCAAAGTCCGGCCCTCTGCGTCAATGACTTGCGGGTTGCTTTTAAGCGTAAAGAGCAGCTGACCAACATGATGTACGTGCTTACCGAAAATAGCGCGTACGCTTGGATCAATCGATACCGAGATGAATATACCCGGATTGCCGGCCACCAAGTTATCGCTGCAGCCGGTTTTCCAGACGGTGCCGGAGGCGGATTTCCGCTTACCGTGCCAACGGCAAACCTGACTCAGGGTATCTTGCGCAAATTTTATATGAAGTTGAATCGTGATGGCGGTTCCTTGAATCCGCTGGATCGCGAGAATGGTCGACCAGTTTATGGGCTTATCACTGATGCTGAAACCAGTGAAAATTTAATCAAGGCTAATGAGGATGTTAGACAAGATTTCCGGTTCAGTTCTCGCGTAAATGAACTGCTGTCTCCTCTAGGCGTTGAGCGTTCGTATGCCGGGTTTTTCCATATTGTGGATGATCTTCCAGCCCGCTGGAATTTTACCGGTGGTGCTTGGGTACGGCAGTATCCGTATGTAAACCAAGCAGCAACCCAAGGGAACAAGGCAGTAATTGATCCCAACTACGAGAGTGCCTTGTACACTGATTCGATTATTTTCCATAATGATGCCCTGATCAGCTTGGTCCCAGCGCCAATTACAGCGCCGGGTGGGAACACTAAATTCGATCCGGTCAGTTACCGGGGTGAATTTAAGTGGCTCAATATCCCACACCAGACTGATAACCCGGATGGTACGATTGGATTTTTCCGTGCCATTTTCATGCAGGCAACTAAGCCGGTCATACCGGCGTTTGCCTATGTGATTCGGCATCTGCGGTGCGACACGTTCCTTGACATGTCGGCCTGCCCGACCAGCTAAAATCCCCTAGAAGCATACATGCCGGGAGAGGGTTGTTCGCTCTCCCGGCATTTTGTAGAATACGCTTATGCCAATCGAATTTGATCTGCCAGAAGGTTTCCAAGTCCCGGATGATACTGAACCGGGTGAATCATTTGATGCAGTGGCCACTCTTACAGTGGGAGAAGACGGCAAAGCACAGCTTTTAGCATTAGATGGTTTGCCGGTTGAAGGTGGTGAAGAAGAGGCTGCTGAGCGTCGAGCTGGGGCGCCACCAACACCGGGAGGTGCTGCAGCTACTGCTGGAGCAGAACAGGGAGGAGGTCAGCCAAGAACGTTTCTTCAGGCAATGGGTGCGGTATGACCAAACAGGAGGTGAATGAGATTTATGAGGCGAGCGTTTATCAAATTCGGCTCAATGTGGCTGCTCACCTTATGGCTGTTCCCGGAATCACTGCGACTACGGCACTTAAAATGGCTGACGAGTTTGTAGCTTTGATACAGTCTGAGGATTTTGAGAAACTGAAAGTAAAATTTCCATGAATGGCGATGGTGAAGGTATCCCTTTAGGTGGTGGTGATGGTGGTGGTGGTGGTGGTCCTGGAATGCCGATGAGCTTAGGTGGGGGCGGTGGAGATGGTGGCCCATCTTATCCGGATTTGAGTATGTCCAGTGATCATCCGGACATGAATGAGATTCCAGAAGAGGGCAAAGCCACAATTCATTTTCATAAGCATTCTCATACCCGAGAACGACACCCGACTAAACCCGGCCAGCATCATCATCATGTCCGGTTAAAAGTGCATTCAATCAAAATTACGGGTGGTAAGAAAAAAGTAAGTGCTAAACAAATTGCAGGAGCCCTAGGGGAGCCTGGGGGAGACATGTCTGAAGAAGAACCCGGATAATGTCACTAATAGCTTTAGGTTGCCAATGCGAACCCGATTGTCCTCCGATCAGTGGAACGCCCGGTCCTCCTGGACCAACTGGACCACAAGGAGCTACCGGGCCGCAAGGAATTGATGGACAAAATGCGTTTGGTCTTTCTACAGCGTCTTTTGTTGTTCCGGCAGTTGGCTCCAATGTCAATGTTTCAGTAGACCCGGCAGAATGGGCTACTCCTAATCAGGTAATTTACCTGATGGGAGTTGGTTATTATCAGGTAGCTTTTGTCAGCACGCTTTCTGTCATGGTGCTGACCAATCTCGGTTATCCGGGCAATCTCGCCCCGGGATCGCAGGTTGGTACAGGCATTCAAGTTGTTCCTGCCGGATTGCAGGGACCACAAGGTCCACCTTGGGTTTTAACTTCCCCCCTTGGAATCAATCTAGGTGGAACAGCATCAGCTACCTCCACGGGGGGATTTGATAATCTTTCGCCTTTGACCGGCCCCGGGCAAGTAATTGGGCATGATACTGCCCACAATATTGCTGTTGTTTCAGACGCTAATGGCGAAGTTTTAATCACTGATAATACTGTTCCAAGCGGTTTAAGATGGGCGCCGCAGAGTGAACTGGCTGTTTCATTTAATGAGATTGCGCCTACTACTGTAAAAGGCGATCTGATTGCCTTTGATGGGACAACCAATGTCCGGGTGCCAATTGCCAATATGGCTGGCTTGGTACTTACCGTTGATCCAACAGCTGATCCGGGGGTCAGCTGGCAATCGGCAATAGGCTTAAGTTTTTTTCGGAAAAATTTCACAGCCAGTCCGGTACTTTTAACAGGTTCTGAAACATTGGTTGGGATCTCATTACCTAATGTACCAGTGCCAATCAATGTTGTTTTGGCTTCAATCACCAACTGGATGACCCGATTACTTCTTATTAAAGATGAGACGGGCACTGCAGACCAGTATCCGATCACTTTGACCACTAGTGACGGTAGTCTGATTCAAGGGCAATCTACATATGTGATTGATATCCCTTACGGTCACGTTTTTGTTTATTCAAATGGTATCAGCTTCTTTGTCATATGAGCAACAACGGCTGGACTCCACTTGGCAAAAAGGTCGACTTGGGCAGAGAAGTACAAGGGACGCTTGCACCTACAGCTGGTGCCATACTTGGTGGTTACAGTCTTGGCACAGCGTCGGATGGGCAGCCTGTCCTGCAAGGCACGGATAAAAATTCTGATTTAGCCTTTTTTCGGCTACAAGCCGGTACTGGGGTTACAATTTCACAGGCATCTGATGGTAATGCCTTGGTTATTACTTCCTCGGTCCTAGCCGGCAATACCCCTGGAGTCATGCTCCAGAGTACCTATGATCCAACTGCATCAGGGATTGTTGCTAAAGCTGCCAGTGTACCTTGGAGTGGTGTAACTGGAATACCGCTAACTTTTCCACCTACAGTACCTATTCCAGAATCTGATGTCACTAATTTGACAACTGATCTGGCTGCCAAGGTGCCTAATACGCGGATGGTTAATACCTCATTTTCTATTGAGGGTGGTGGTCCGCTTTCAGGTGATCTGACAATTTCTTTAATTGGCGATAAAGCTTCTCCCGGACCAGATATGCGGTATGGGACTGATGCTTCCGGAGTTTTAGGCTGGGAGCCAGCCAGTGTGGGTGCAGGTGACATGACCCAAGCTGTATACGATCCAGATCATGACGGTATTGTTGAACAGGCTGATTCAGTAACAGCCGGCGGAGTAACTACTGCGGCAATTGCCAGCCAAGCAGTAACCTCAGATAAACTTGCTCTTGGAGTTGCTGCCTTAAATCTTGGCTACCAGCCGGTGAATAAGACCGGAGATGTAATGAGCGGTCAGCTGGCGGTATTAATGAATGGGCCAAATGTAAATCCAAACATGTACCAGAATGCCCAGTTATTTGCCGAAGTGGCACCTACTGGTACAGGATATCCTACAATTGGATTAGCCCGTTTAGCCCCCGGTGGCGGTTCTGTGGCTATCTGGTATGATAGCGGTCACAATGATTTAAATTTGCAATATGCTGATGGTACTGCTGCACATTTATTGTCTTCAGTTTCTTCAATTCCAGGTAGTCAATTAACAGCCGGTTCAGTTATGGCTGGCGCATTGGCAGCCGGTGTTGCTCAAGCCAATTTAGGCTATCGCCCGGTTAACTGGAATGGGGATCAAATGACCAATACCGGTGTTTTCGCTTGGCAGCGGGAATGGGGTTTAGGAGCAACCTCTTGGGAAGGTGCGCCTATCCGAGTGCAGTGCACAACCTCTGGTGCTCGACCGCAGATCGCCTTCTGGCATGCCGGGTTAGGGTATGCTTGTTCACTTTATTTTGAAACTGATGCCAGCATGCGAACCATTGATGCTGGTGGAAATGTCCGGGTATTGATGGACGATGTTAATAGCCCGTATGTCTGGGGAATTAATTCGACTGTGCTTACCTATGCCAATAGCCCATATGCTTATGGCTTAGCTTCACCAGTTTGTACTCAAGCAAACAGTCCCTATGCCTATGGCTTGAATTATCCACCGCTTAATAAGAATGGAGATACTTCCGGGGCAACAACTTGGTTTAATAAGCCAAATGGTGTAGCAGCTTCTAGCTATACGACTCCGCCACTTGGCGTGGCTTGTAACCATAATACCAATCCTGGAGCACGACCCGGTATAAGTTTTCATATGATGGGCGTAGTCGGTATCTATCTCTATCTTGATACTGATGGCAAACTTCGATTTATCGATAATGGCGGCGGAGTTCATACCATTCAAAGCACGTAAATGGCTGAAGTTACTCAAGGTGAACTACAAGATCAGATCGTTTCCTTCCAAGGTGGAACCGATACTGGGCACCAACCACGCTTGCTTCAACCGGACCGGTGTGTTCGTTCGGTAAACTGTAATTATCGAGGTGGGTTTCTTTCTAATCGGCCTGGATTTAAGAAATGGATCCTGCGATACGCTAATCCGGCGGATCAGAATTTATTTGAGCAAGGCGTTTTTCACGGCGCCTGCTATTTTCCTGACCTAGTTTTCTATAAGCCTTCTATTGTAGTGGCATCCAGTGGGAATCTTTATCAGCTCCAGCTGGAAAGTGGTTATGCTAATGTCACTGCCCTAAGCTATGGCTATCTGAATCCATATGTACAACGCTGCTATTTTTGTGTAGCGGATAAATATCTGGTTGTACAAGATGGACAGAATCCACCATTGACTTGGGATGGTTCGACCGTAGCAGCTTCTTCTGCAGTGCCAGTTGGCACCATAATGGCTTATGGCCAAGGACGGTTGTTTGTTAAAGTCGGGCCTAGAGCTATTCGAGCTGGTGATTTGGTAGGATCAGTTACGGCAGCACCGCTTTCTTTTACTGAGACTGATTACCTTGATGAAGGAGGCGATTTTGGTCCTCCTTCTTTTGTAGGTGAAATCACCGGTATGATGTTTATCCCGGTTCAGGATACAGCTACCGGGCAGGGGGCTTTGATTATTTTTGGTACTGACGGGGCCATTACAGCCAAGGTAGAACTCCCTCGGGAAACAACTTATGCGGCAAATGGCCAAATAATTACCGTTGGCTGGAAAGATTTTACCAGTGCCGGAGGTGGGTTTATCACAGTCACCTTGGTAAATAATGGATCGTTAGGAGATCTCTCATCTACAGCAGTTAATGGAGATATTTGGTATCGAGCTTATAACGGCTGGTGTTCTTATCGTAATGCTCGTGGCCAAAGTATGCAGCCTAGCCAAGGTAGTGGTGGTACTTGGGCACAAACTTCATTTTCCAGTGAAGTACAACACAGAACCAGTGATGAATCTGAGCCGTTGCTTTCTTACGGATCTGCCATCTGGTTCGATAATCGGCTGATTGCTACTTACCTGCCCACTCAAGGATCAAACGGGATTTATCATCAGGGATTTCTGGTTCTGGATTTCCATCCTGTTTCCAGCGTAGCAATTACTCCATCACCCTATCTTCAGTTGTACATGAATCCTTATCCAGTTTGGAATGATATCTGGACTGGGATTTTGCCATATCAGGTTTTAAATGGATCAATTAACGCCGAAGATAAAGCTTTTTGTTTAGCTAATGATAATGGCCGAATTGCCCTTTATGAAATCACCAAAGACGATCCATTTGATAATTTCGGTACAGCTGACCAACCCATTCAGTCATCCGTCGAGTCACGGGCTTTTATTTTCCAGAATGATCGGGAGGAAAAGAGGCTTTATGGTGGGGATATTTGGTTTAACAATTTGCGTGGAGACGTTAACGTTACCGCCTCCTATCGACCGGACGAATATCCGAACTGGTTTCCTTGGTACAATAATATAATTCGTACCCAGTATAAGCAGGGGACTGACGAGCAAGTCTTTCCTTTGCAGTATTTCCAGCCGGCATTTGAGCCCCGGTTCCAGTTACCAACGCCACCTAACGGTGATGACACCGCTACAGGTCGAAAGACTTGGCGCGGTTATTCATTCCAAGTGCGGCTGGATATTACCGGCTCTTGGTCAATTAGCCGATTACGGCTGCATGCCCAAAAGCTGATTGAAAAATCCAAGTTTATGGATCGCCAACCATGAGTGTACCTGGAGATTTCACTTATCAGGTCGGTTCATACAAGGTATTCGTACCGCAGTTCTTACCGGATACCGTGGTGATTCGGCCCTACGGTGAGTATGGGATGGCTACCAGCGGCTATTGGACCAACTTGGGAGGGGTATATGGAGTCAATACCCAGTCTTACCAGACTGACCCAGCCAGTTCTTCCATGGCTGATTTGGTTTATCTGGTCCAGAACGATTTAAAACAACTGCCTACCGTCAAACGGGTATTGATTGCCCTCTATTGGTACACCTCTAACGATAGCGGTACTGGCTGGATGTATCATGTCGGGCCAGCTATTGGCCCGGAAGTACAAAGCTGGAACTGGTACAATGCGCCACCCATGTGGCAAGTAGGCACTTGGAATCGAAACAATGCCTACTGGCTAAAGAACAATCATCAGGTTTGGCCGACTCCAGAAGATACTACCCTGATCCAAGGTATAAAGTATCTGCAAAGCCAAGGATATGAGGTTGGTTTACTCCCTATCAATGCGCTGAT